CGGTGGCTCTGGTCAATCAGCTACTCCTGGAAGAGCTAGTGGTGGTGGCGGAGGTCACGACAATGGCGGAGGCGGAAACGGTTCTGGCGGTATAGTAGTAATTAAATATAGGTTTCAATCGAGTTAATATATGGCACACTTTGCATTAGTAGATGAGAATAATATTGTTTTAAGAGTAGATCCTGTAGCTAATGAGGATTGCTTAAAAGATGGTGTTGAAGATGAAGCAACAGGTGTTGCTCATCAAAGAAATGTTTATCAAGACCAAAATCAAAATTGGATTCAAGTTTCTTACAATACTAAGAATGGTGTTCATTATGAACCCAATTCATGGACTCCAAGTGCAGATCAATCTAAAGCATTAAGATTTAATTATCCTGGTATTGATTGGATTTATAGACCAACTGAAGATATTTTTCATGAACCACAACCTTATAATTCTTGGACTTTAAATACTACAACTTGGTTATATGAATCTCCAGTTGCTTTACCATCAATAACAAGTGATGGAACAGATGCTGATGGAAATCCAAGATGGTATCAAATTGGCTGGAATGAAGAATTATTGAGATGGGAAGCTACAAGTCCAGATAACGTACAAGTTTATTGGGATCCAAATACTTCATCTTGGGTTAATATCTAGTAACCCTTGTTTTTATATTTAGATTTGTTATATCCTATCTATAAAGATAGAGCATATGAATTTACAACATCATTATTGGTATTTTGAAAAAGCAATTCCAGATCATGCTTGTGATGGTATTATTAAACATGCTTTACAAAAAAAAGATAATCTTGCCGTAACTGGAACAGAACAAGATAAATTAAAAAAAGGTGAGTCATTAAAAGACGATGATTTAAAATCCTTAATCTCTACTAAAAGAAACTCAAATGTTGTTTGGTTAGAAGATCAATGGATTTATGATCTTATACTTCCTTACGTAAGAGCTGCAAATGAAAATGCAGGTTGGAACTTTGATTTTGATTGGTCTGAAAGTTGTCAGTTTACAATTTATAAAGAAAATCAATATTATGGTTGGCATTGTGATAGTCATATTAAACCTTACACTGATGGTAATTTAAAAGGCAAAGTTAGAAAACTATCTGTAACAGTTTCTTTAAATGATGGTAGTGAATATGAAGGTGGTGAATTGGAGTTTGATTTTAGAAACGGAGAACCTGAAGATGATAGAACTAAATTATGTACTGAAATATATAAAAAAGGTTCTATTGTTGTTTTTCCATCTTTTGTATGGCATAGAGTTAAACCAGTAGTCGAAGGAACACGTTATTCTTTAGTTATTTGGAATTGTGGTTATCCATTTAAATAAAATGTATAAAATAGAAAAAGATTTTTTAGATAAAGATATTGCTGATAATATTGAAGTTAAATTATTAGGTTGGACTTTTCCTTGGTATTACCAAAATCACGTAGCTCAAAAAGGAGATAATGAATTTGCACTTTTTCATGTTTTTTGGAACCAAGAAGAATTTGGTAATAGACCTGTAAGTAATTTTTTTGATATTATAAAACCTTTAATAGAAAAAATAAATCCTAAAAAATTATTAAGAGTCAAGGCTAATTGCTATACAAATCAAAACAAAGAAATCATACATAATTATCATACAGATCAAAAAGAAGAACATAAAGTTGCACTATATTATGTAAATACGAATAATGGACATACTGAAATTAAAGATCATGAAAAAATTTTATCTATTAAAAATAGTTGTTTATTATTTGATGGATATCATGAACATAGAAGTACAACACAAACAGATACAAATTTAAGAGTAAATATCAATATTAATTATTTATGAGTTTTAAAGAAAAAAAATATGTTATAATTAAAGAAGTAATATCAAAAGAACTTGCTTCTTTTGTAACTGATTATTTTTTATTAAAAAGACAAGCTGCAGATACACTATTTAAAAATAATTTTATACCTCCGTTTGCAGAAGAATGGGGAAGATGGAACGATACTCAAATTCCAGAAACTTATTCTATTTATGGAGATGTTGTTATGGAAACTTTATTAACTAAAGTAAAACCTAAAATGGAAGAAATTACTCATTTAAAATTAATTGAAACTTATGCTTATGCAAGACTTTATAAAAAAGGTGATGAGCTTAAAAGACATAAAGATAGGTCTAGTTGTGAAATATCTACAACACTAAATCTAGGAGGTGATGAATGGCCTATTTATTTAGAACCTTCTGAAGAAGTTAATAAACCAGGTATTAAAGTAGATTTAAAACCAGGAGATATGTTAGTTTATTCTGGTTGTGTTTTAGAACACTGGAGAGAACCTTTTAAAGGTGAGATGTGTGCGCAAGTATTTTTACATTATAATAATTTAGAAACACAAGGTGAAGAAAATAAATTTGATAATAGACCTCATTTAGGTCTACCAGCTTATTGTAGAGGTAAAAAATGATATTTCAATATTACATATTTGAAGATATTTATAATCAAGAAGAAATAAAAGAAATTAATACAATATTAGATAACAATAAATCAAACTTGTATGATGGTCCTGCAGAAGGTGTAGTTAAAACATCTAAAGTAGATTTAATATTATGGAAAGATTGTAAGACAATATTAAATAAAATGCATCAATATACTTTAAGAACAAATGAAATTGCATTTGGATTTTCTTTATTTAATTATGGAGAACAAAATGCAGTTAACTATAATTTATACAATGAAAAAAATAGTGGAGAGTATGGTTGGCATTCAGATATGAATATCAACTTAGCTTCTGATATTAAATTAACAGCCATATTAAATATATCGGAAGAACCATATAAAGGTGGTGAATTTGATTTATTTATAAATGGAGAAATGAACATACCATCAATTGATAAACCAGGAAGCTTATTAGTTTTTCCATCCTTTACTATGCATAGAGTAAAACCTGTAACTCAAGGTGTAAGAAAAACAGTCTCTATGTGGTTGAGTGGACCGAAGTTTTCATGAACCTTTTTTCTATTAAATTAGGAATGTATGATTTAGCTGATGATGAATTAAATCAAGCTTTACTAAAAGAAACCGATTTTCTAGAACAAACAGAAAAAAGTGAAAGTAAATCTAATAGTTTAGGTTTTCAAAGTCCAAATGTTAATTTAGAAAAACCTGTTTATAAAAATTTTATTAAAAAAATAAAAAAACATTTATTAGATTATTTACAAAACTATAATATTAGACCACCTTGGCAATGTAACGTTACCAATATTTGGCATAATAAAAATTATAAATATAGTTCAAATATAGCTCATGTTCATTGTGGTGCAGAGTTTTCAGGTTCGTATTATATAAAAGTTCCAGAAAATTCAGGGAGAATAGTTTTTAAAAATCCAAATAAACATATATCTATGTCTACTTTTTATGATTCAATGATATTAAGAAACAATGTTTATAATTCGGACAGCCATGCGATTTCTCCTGCAGAAAAAACACTACTAATATTTCCAAGTTATATTGAACATTATGTAGAAGTAAATCAATCTCAAGATCCAAGATATTCTATTGCTTTTAATCTAAAGGTATTTAATGACTAATTTTATTGATACTTACGAAATAGATGAAGATATTTGTTTTAAATTAATAAAATATCATCACGAGAATAATGAATATAAACATCCAGGAATGACAACTAACAATAATGGTTTAAGTCAAGTTAATAAAGATGTTAAAGATTCAATTGATGTAGAATTTTATAATCAATCTAATGATGAAACCATTAAAGATTTTTTTGATATCTTAACTCAAGCTGTTTTACAGTATATGGAAAAATATTATATTTCTGCAAAACTAAGAACTTCAATAACTAATTTAATTCAATATTATCCTCCTGGTGGAGGTTTTAAAACTTGGCATTGTGAAAGATCATCTACAAGATATGCTAAAAGACAGTTAGCATATATGGTTTATTTAAATGATGTTCCTAATGGAGGAACAGAATGGCTTCATCAAAATTTTAAACTAGAAGCAAAAGCTGGTACTTTGGTTATTTGGCCGTCTGATTTTACTCATACTCATAGAGGTATAGTTTCTAAAGATCATGGTAAATATATTGTAACTGGTTGGTTTGAAATTGAATAAATTTATACAAGATAATTTAAAAGATATAACCTACGCATCTCAACAACAAAAAGAAGAAGAGAAATGGGATGTAGAAGGAATTTTACATAAAAGATTAAACCAAAAACTTAAGTTTGATTTGAGTCCTATTATGCATAATAATATGGGACAACAGTACAAAAAAGGTAATATTTTTAGTAAATCAGATAAGATGGTTATTGAGGGTTTAAGCCAGTGGATTATTGTTGATACTCAGGAACTTCACGAGTATATTAAGAAACATAAAAAATCAGACATTCAATTAGAGGATTTGCTATCTAAATTAGATTGGAATATAATACTACCGAAATAGGATAATCTTTATAGACATACGTATATGGTGTATAATCCAAATATGCCATTAACAAAAGTACAGTTTGCACCAGGATTCAATAAACAAGCATCAGACTCAGGGGCTGAGAACCAATGGGTTGATGGTGACTTTGTTAGGTTCAGATATGGTATGCCTGAAAAAATAGGCGGATGGCAAGAGATAATTGACGAAAAACTTGTTGGAGCCGCAAGAGCTAGTCACAGTTGGGCTGATTTAGATGGAAGAAGATACATAGTCTTTGGTACAAACAAAATTTTATATGTGTACAACGGTGATGGTTATTATGATATTACACCTTTTGATCCATCACTAGCAAAATCTGGTTGTGACATTACTACAACAAACGGTTCAACCACGGTCACAGTTACATGCTCCTCGGCTCACGGCCTCGAACCAGGTGACATCTTAACTTTTGAAAACGCAGGATCGTTTACTGCAGGACAAACAGATTATACAGCAACAGACTTTG